TAGAAATGTAACTTAAAAGCCTCTGTGAAAAAATAGAGCAGTACGCGCGGCGCGAAATAAAATATTTTTGCCTAAGGGGTGCTACTTTTTGGGGGAAAATTTACGCGGTAAGTCCTCACTCCCGACCTCGCCAAACACTAAAGCGTTGAGCTCGTTACTGTGACGGCGCTGTTACTCTGGGCCAAGCGCTTTCTGCGTCTTTGGATACGTTGATTATGTCAATTTCGACCGTGAAAGCGTCTTTCATGCGCTTATATAGCCGCTGAAACGCGGGGGTACTTGCTCCAAGGTTGTTTACGTCGTCAACTTTGTTACTTTTTAGCCTGTCTCCTATTAAAATACAGCCGTCAGTATGGTCGTCATCATTTCCAATGTGGATGTATACATATTTAAAGCCTGGCACGTCTTGTAATTCAAAGTGCCAATCAAACCACGGATACTTAGCGCGGTATTTCTTAGTAAGTCCGCTTAAAACGCGCCTTTGTTTTACCTTGTATAGTCCTTCTGGAATGCGCGTCTCACCTTCAACCTTTACTTTTTGGTATTGATCCTCTAATGTAAAACAATTAAAGTATTTCCCTTCATAGAGGAGGCCGATAGTAGATTCTGGCGACTCAGAAAAGCGATATAAAGTCAAATGCATCTCAAGGCGACTCATTTTTTTTTATTTAAAAGGTGATTAGTTAGCGTAGACAAAGACGTTTCAATACTAGATAGTCGCGTCTCAACGCTTGCCCTAAATTGTTTGTCAACGCCGTCATTTAGTTTTATGCTGCCATCAATTTCGCTAACTTTGGTCTCTAATTTTGACAGCCTTTTATTTTGCTCTTTATCTACTAGTTTGTGTCCCAAAATACTACCAGACCCGCCAAGCCCAAGAGCGGCCAATAGTGTAGGCCAATCCTTAAACCATTCTTCCACGCTCCTATTACTTAGTAAGTTCTTGGAACTCATCAACGCTAATCGTTCCTTTGGCTAGCATCCAACAAGCGGCCAAAGCTAAAATTAAACGAATACAAGATTTGATAAAACGCGGCTTAACTAGCCTACCGACCCCCCCATCCTTAGAGGTAAGATTGTCGCGTAGTGAGCCTATAACAGGCGTTAAATCGGCAACGGTTGAAATAATTGTTTTTAAAATCATCTTTTTTTGTTCAAATATAAATATTTTTAGTTAAAATTGCGTATGGTCATTTATATAAATGGTGAAATCACGCAAGAAGTCGCTAACAGCGTTCGCGATCAGCTTGCTAAATCAAAAGACCCTATCGAATTACATATCGACTCCCAAGGAGGAGATGTCTTTGCGGGTCTCTCAATTTACAATATGCTCCAGAGGCGTGAGGTTGAAGTCTACGTCGACGGATTGGCGGGCAGTATTGCTAGCGTCATTGCATTAAGTGGAGATGAGAGGCCGCAAATTAGTGAGACGGGGACTTTTGCCATTCATAACGCACTTATAAATCAAACGCAAGGCAATCACCATGAACTCAGACAAGTGGCTAACAGCCTCGAAAAGTTCAGCGAGATCGTAGCGTCTGTATATGAGAAAAAGACCGAATTAGAACTTGAGGAGGTCAAAGAATTAATGAACACCGAGACCATTTTTACAGCTGAGGAGGCTGTAAAGTTAGGCTTTGCAAAAGAAATTTATGAGCCACTTAAAGCCGTGGCATATTTTAAAAATATAGATATGGGATTATTACAAAATTTTAGAAACAATATGGCGACCCAAGAGGCGTCAGTAACAGAGGCACAATCTGAGAGCGTAAGCGCAGAGGTCGAAGAAGGTGACATCGTTGCCGCATTTGATGAGGCACAAGTTGCAGAAATTACGGCTATTGTTGAGACCGTAGTCGCCGAATTAATGGCGAATGCAGACACAGCCGTTGAAGCAAAGGTCGGAGAAGTGACCGCGCAAATACTTGATAAAGTAGTAAGCGAGGGCAGCGCTCCATTAAAAAAATCAATTTCACAGCCTACGCAGCCAATGAATGGACTACAGGCATTTTATAACGCGAAAGCAAAAATTAAAAACAATAAAATATCATGAGCGATATCACACCAGTCACATTGAACGCCAACGGAATTATTCCGATACCCAACTACCATTTACCCGTAGTTCTTGGCGCAACAACCATCGATCGAGGATTGATGAACGTTAGACCTTCATACATGGATAAGGTCGAAATTATCAAAATGGACTCAAGCGCTAACAGCTTGCACGCTCCCGTTTCAACACCTACCACAGGCGTAGGCGATTACGCTATCACTAATAGGTTAATCACTACAGGAGATATTATGTATTACAGGGAGTTTAACCCACTCAGAGATTTCGAGAACGAGTACGAATGGCAGTACAGCACAGGACGCCAAGTAGATGCACGTTTAGCGGCAGTTACTCAGACAGCTATTAACGAGCTAGCATCTGGCGACATTGCTGACGGTATGGAAAACTTGATCTGGAACGGGGACACCACAAGCGCAAGCGCGTGGTTATCTAGATTTGACGGTCTAATTAAATTACTTGACGCGGACAGTGATGGAGATCTAAATAATATAGCCTTTGGAGCGGCCTTGACTGCTGCTAACATTATTACAAAGATGGAAGCTATGATCGCAGCTTGCCCTAGTCGAGTCTTGGAAAATCTCAATATTAAATTTGTTGTATCTCACAAGGATAAGCAAAAATTATTCGAAGCGTATAGAGATGCCACCATCACGAAAGGCATAAACATAATGGATGCGGGCGTTCCTACGCTTGCGGGTATCCCTGTAGTGTCTTGTGGCATTCCAGAAAACAAGGCTTTGCTTGGAGTATTTAATAACGGCCGAGATGGTCAGTTGCAAGCTGCTACTTGGATGGATCAAGATAGAGGTATCGTAGTCGATCGAATCGCAGCCAATAGCGAAGATTTCTTTATCAAAGCATTGGTAAAATTCGGCGTTCAGTATACTAGAGGTTCTGAAATCGTTTACGGTAAGCAGTAATGAGCTGCGCGGGAATTTTTGAAGGAGCGACCGTCTCATGTGCTGACCCTTTAGCGGTCGGCATTGAGCAGCGGTTGTTTCTCGCAAACTTGGAAGATGTAGCATCTTTCACGTTCGACGGAACTGAGACCAATATGGTTACAGGCATCACAATGGAAACAGGAAAAACCTTTTTCGAGTTTGAAGGCCTTAAGCAATCGATTAGCTGTCAGTCTGAATTCGTGCCAAAGCCATTTTCTACAGCTTATAAGCATACGGTAGACTTTAGCGTTTTTAACGTTACGGCCTCACAGCGTAGAAATTTGGAGGCTATGGTATTTCAGCCACAAGTTGCGATAACTTTCGGGCCCAATGACTCAAGTCTTGGAAATGGTGCGTTTGAAATACATGGCATTAACGCGGGTCTTGAAGTTGTTACAAATATTCGTATTCCCGCCGACAATGAGACAGGCGGAGCGTACAGAATACAGCTTGCAACGCCTGACGCGGGGGGAATTGAAAGCGCTTTGCCAAGTGTTTTCTGGACTGACCCAAGTACAGGAACTTATGCATCAGCTTTAACAGCTTTAGTAGCATTAAAATCATAATTATGGGAAACCTAAGACAGAGTAAGTATAAGTCTGTTTTTCTTCAAAACCTCGAGGCCAAGCGCCTCGGGGTGAAGAAGGAAGAAGAGGCAAAGCCAACGGCAAAAAAGACTTACAAAAAAAAGAAAGTAAAAAAATAGATGGAGTTTTTAGGATCATTTGGCGCTAAGCCTACATTTCAGCGCATCGCTACGCCACGCGATACCGTTGACAATATTATCATGTACGGCGTAGACAATTTGTATCCTCAATTCATTGAATCTATTTTTAATTTAAGCCCAATAACAAAAAGCTGCGTTAATTTAATGGCGTCTTTTATTAGAGGCGACGGCTTTGAGAATGGCGACATCGAAGTCAACGACCGCGGCGAGACGGCTAACGATATTCTCTGGTCTATCTCTAACGATCAAGCATTATATAACGGCTACGCTTTGCACTTAAATAGCAACGGCCTAGGGTCAGTTAAAACCGTTGAGCATATACCTTTTGAATTTGTGCGCCTTGGCTTACCAGATCAAAAGGGACGTATTAGAGACGTACGCGTTTCGAATAATTGGGAGTCTAGTAACGAACAAGCCTTACCAAGTGATAAGCTAAACGCGGTTAGATACTTATTATTTAACGACGCAGACAACGGACGTGAGGCGCTCACATCAAATAGGGGGATGGTATTATATTCCACACCGAAAAAGAATGAATACGCGCTAAGCTCTATTGATCCGATAATCGAAACAGCGCAAAGCGATAACGAACTACAAAAGTTTGAACTCGGAAACATTACGAACGGCTTTTTATCTATGTCGATCTTTAAGTATCCAAGTGCGGGAGATAGTGAAGAACAAGAGGAGGCAATTAGAAAGCGTTTAAATGAATTCCGTGGGGCAAGCCATGCTAATAGCGTTCTCGTGATAGGCGTAGATGAGGACAGCGAAAACACTCAAAATCTTATAGAGCAAGTACCCGCAAATAATAACGATTCACTCTTTATTAATACCACGCTAAATGTTAAGAACCGAATCGTACAAAATTTTGCTTTGCCCTCGGCTTTACTTGGGATGTTACCCGCGGGGGCTGTGTTTACCGCTACCCAATTAGCTGATGATTATACCTACATGAATTTAAGAACCAAGGACACGCGAAACCACATTGAGCGACAAATGGCAAAACTAGGTTTAGACCTTGGTAAAATAATACCTAATCAATTCGAATCTTCTCAAATGGCAGACAATGGCACTATTACAGGATAAATTACTATTTACAAAGGCCGACATTGCAAAGGCTAGAGAGATTAGCGCTAACATAACAGACGCGAAAATTGAGCCATATATAAGAGAGACGCAAAGCCTAAACGTAAAAACCTTTCTAGGGGATCAACTTTATTTATTACTTTTAAATGACTATACGGTTGCGTCTAATTCATTCGGATCACAACGCTTTACAGACCTTTGGTTCGGTTCTGACTATACTAATCGAAGCGGTGTAACGGTAAGACAAAACGGCCTAATGCTAGCAGCTATATATTTCTGTTATGGTCAGTTTATTTTACAACAAAATACTAATGTGGGCAGATATGGCGTGGGCAGTCTAAATCAAACAGAGACAGAGACTAGCGGCACATCAACAGTAAGAACTAAAAAGAATCAATCGGACTCAATAGCCCTCAACTACCAAGCGGCTGTCGGTTTATTCCTAAATGATAAGTCCACCACATACCCAGAGTGGCAAACCAAGACCACAAATGGCCAGAAAATCGCTGCGCCATTCTTCAAAGTATAAAATATTTATTAGTTTGTTTGGTTAGTTTAATAAGTTTAGTTAGGTTTGTAACGAATCAGACTAAACTTATTATGAAAACTTATACAATTACCGAAGATTTATATAAAGCAATTATAGAATCAGTATACCATAAAGGTATATGCTCCACGCATGGAGATAATATAAAATTTGATGAAAAAGAAGTTCTTCAACAAGCTATTAAAACTATTGAAGATCAACAGTATATATATGAGGATTAATATAAAAATACCTGACGACATTCACACAGCCCTCAAGGTTAGGGCTGCTAGTGAATCTATTACTTTACAACAATTAATTATTAACATTCTAAACAAACAAAAATGAGTTTTTTACCTACAGATTACCAAGCGCCAAAGCCAAGCGGCGGCGGCTATACTAAATGCCTTAAAGGCGATACAATACTTAGATTTTTAGGCGATCCCATTACAGGCTATGAATGGTGGGAATCCATGCACGGCACAGAGAAGCCCGTGAGATGTAATAACTTTGATGAGATCAGAGACGAAAACGCGACACAAAAGGCGAAACATTTTTGGGCGTGCGCTGTGTGGAACTATGAGGCTAACGCTGTCCAGATATGGCAGATAAACCAGAGGACAATACAGGAGGCAATAATGAATTTAATTAACGATCCAGATTGGGGCGATCCACGCGAATACGATCTTAAAATAACGCGCACAGGAGACGCACTAGAGACCAAGTACACCGTTAGCCCTAAGCCAAAAAAGGACTTATCAGAGGCTGCTAAATACGAGTTTGAACTAATGAACATCAAACTAGAAAAATTAATTACAGGAGATGACCCATTTGAAGGATGAGTACGCAAAACGGAGAGCCAGACATAGGCCCGACATTCGAGGAATTTTGGGACTTATACGACAAAAAAATAGATCGTAAGAAATGCTTAAAAGCATGGCAAAGACTTGACCCGATGACGCGTCAAGAGTGCATCTATCACGTTGTTAATTATGTGGAAAGTACACCAGATAAACGCTATCGCAAAAACCCATTCACTTATTTATTTAATGAATCATACTATGACGAAATTATCCAGACAAGAAAATCAAGGCATAGGGCTGCCTTTGAATACATCATTGACCACTATAATACGTGAAGTTGAAGAAAAAAAGGAAGTTCAAATGGCTTTATCTGGGGCTATGTACGGCGTCGCTAATATGTATAGCGACGTCGATATCAAAGCGCTCACGGCAACAATGGACGCCTTTTATAGAGAGTTCCAATACGAGCCGCTTTCTGTTTTTATAGACGTAATAAACGACTTTAAAACAGGCAAAGTGAAGGTATTCGGACGAATTACGCCTACCCAGATACGCGAGAGCATAATGGATAAACTAGATAAGATAGCAAGAGAGCGCGAAAATGCTCACTTGGATAGAAAGGGGGACGCGGGAACGCGTTCTACCCTTACTTTACGTGAGGCATTAGCTAAAGTAACCACTCAAAAATGAAGATATTAAATTTATACGCTTGCTTAGGAGGCAATAGATATAAGTGGGGAGATGCACATGATATTACAGCTGTGGAATTGGACCCGGAGGCAGCGCGTTTGTATCAAGAAAGATTCCCAAATGATACCGTAATAATAGGAGATGCACATCAATACTTATTAGATCACTACAAAGAATATGATTTTATTTGGTCTAGCCCTCCATGTCCAACTCATAGCAGGATTCAAACTGGTATGAAGAATATAAGAAAAATGGCATACCCAGACATGACTTTGTATCAACAAATTATATTGCTTAATAATTTTTATACTGGCAAGTATGTAGTTGAAAACGTCATCCCATATTATGAGCCATTAATCCCAGCACAAAAAAGGGGAAGGCATTTATATTGGGCTAATTTTAAACTACCTAGTATTTTAACTACTAGGAAAATAATTATCGGGTCCGGCTTAAATGAAGTTAAAAAATTATGTGATTTCCATGATTACGACTTTTATAAATACAAAGGAAAACAACCCACTAATAAAATGGCTAGAAATTTAGTTGACTATGAAGCTGGTAAAAAAATACTTGACACCGTGCTTGGTATAATTGTTAAAGAGAATGTTAACCAAATGGCTTTATTTTATGATTAATAGCAGAGCAAAAGGCCACGCATACGAGTTGCAAATAGTTAACCGGCTAAAAGAGTTAGGCTATGACGCTGTGACTAGTAGATCAGAAAGCAAGCGCATGGATGATTTAGGCGTCGATATTATTTCGACAGATTTAGACTTTCATATACAATGCAAGGCTGTGGAGAAATTAAAACCTAGCTTACATGACATATTGAAAAGGATGCCTACAGATAAAGTCCCTGTCGTTTATCACAAACGTAATAATAAAGGGACTATTGTTTCACTAAACTTACACGATTTTGAAAGACTTTTACTCATACAAACCCGCGATTGATCCTTTTGAAACCTACAAATTAGCGCGAAAGGAATACCTAGAAAAAAAGATAAGAAAAGAAAATTACATTTCATTTTTAAAACGACTTAGATATTATGAACGTAGACGAAGCACTAAAACTATTGGAGGCAAAAGTTGAGGATGATATCCACGACTTGACGCCAAAAGATAGGCTTTTATTTTGGGCTAACTTGCTTGAATTTAAAAAGGCTAAAATTCAAAGAATACCTTTTCTAGTACCAGAAAACGACGCAAAAATTATCATAGAATATGAGGACTATAAGACTGAGGCACACGCGAGTATTTCAAAGCCTTTGGACAAGCCAGAAGAGGATTAACGCATTCAGAGGCGGCGCAAGGTCTAGCAAGACACATAGCATTTTGCAAGGTATTGCCATCTGGTTAGCCTCTGGTTATTTCGGTGATGACTATGTACCTAAAGGTACTTTCTCAGTAATTCGCGAGACGCTACCCGCTTTGAGGGCGTCAGCTTATAAGGAGTTTATTAATTTACTCCAAGATATGGACGTCTATTATTATGTAGACCATCGCAAGACATTGCTAGAATTAGAGTTTGAAAATAGAATCGTTCAGTTTTTTAGTACGGACGACCTAAATAGTGCTAAGCTGAGAGGTAGACAAAACACATTCTTTTATTTAAACGAGGCAAATACAATACCTTTTGAGGCCTTTAATCAATTAATAATGAGGTGTGAAAAGTTTTGTATCTTAGATTATAATCCCGCGGGAATAGAAAATTGGTGCAAAACATATATAGAGGATGACCGCCAACATTGGCCAGATCAAGACGTTAAGCTAGATGTAAGCACCTACAAAGATAATCCTTACATACCTACAGAGATGGTCAAGGAGATTGAAGGATTAAAGAAAACAGATACAGACCTTTGGAACGTATACACACGCGGCAATTGGGTGCAATCTAGAAACCTAGTCTTTGAGAAAATAAACATTTGCCAAGATGTGCCACAAGGTAAAGTATTTTTTGGCTTGGATTTTGGTTGGAACGACCCTTCTTGTTGTATAAAAGTTACGAAAGTAGAGGATAGAATTTATATTGAGCAAATCTTTTTTAGAACTAAAATGCTATTAAAAGACATAGCTGAGGAACTGCACGCAATAGGAGTACATAAGGTATACGCTGATAATGAGCCGCGAACTATTAAAGAACTTAGAAATAGAGGAATAAGAATAAAGCCCGCTAAAAAGGGCAAAGATTCAATAAGACAAGGGCTTGGATTTATTAGGACTCACCAGATATTTATACATGAGGAGGCCTTAGAAACCATCAAAGAGTTTAGGGAATATAAGTATAAACTTGATGATCAAAACGATCCCACAGATGAGCCGCTAGACTTAAATAATCATTCAGTAGACGCCACCAGATACGCGCTAAGCCTTGCACTAAGGGGGGCTGTAACAATACGATGAAACGATTTAAAATACATTACGATGATGATATTATTGGCGGACAGATACCCGATTCATGGGAGGAGTTGACGGTCAAACAATGGGCCGCGCTTAGGCCTAACGTTTCTGACCTTGAATTATTGAGCGTATTATCTGGCATTGATCTAAGCTACCTAGAGAATACACGGGCAGACCTAAGCCCCGCTATTGAACACGTGTACCAGAGTATTAAGGATATGCCAGAGGACTTAAACCATTTAGCCAGAAAGCCGCTAACTATTTTAGGTCATCAAATCAAATTCCCCAAAGACATCAACTTTGCAAGGTATGGCCAGAAAGCTATGGTTAAAAATGCAATACAAGGCGCGGAGGATATGCGGGAGATCGTATCTGATGTCATCGCGATATATGCGCAGCCCTCAATAGATGGAAAATTTGACAGCGCAAAGTTAGATCCTATTAAAAAAGCTATTGATAATCTGCCTATTATTATGGCATGGCCGTGGGCAGTTTTTTTTTTGAAGAAATTAAGCGCGTTGAGGAGGACTTATCTAAGCGATTGGAAGCAATACCAAGCACAGCAGAACAGACAAAAATGAATAGCTTTTATGATATGGCGGGTTCTAAACGAATAGAAAAGTGGGGAGATTTTATGTTCATCGATCAGCTTTGCAAGACTTATCCCCAATATACGCACGATAATATCTGGGATATGGAACTAATAACCGTTAATAATTTAATTATTTTAAACAGAGAATTGGGGTACGTTAACTCTAAAACTCAAGAAATCCAAAGAAAATCATGAGTATTTCAATAATTGTAACGCTAGCCGCATTCATATTCGGCTTTTTTTTTGCTATCTTTACAGCAATATTTTTCATAATACTAGCAAAATATGAACATCATCGCAACAACCCTAAAGAGCATAATAGAGGCACAGGGTTTGACGTACCTAAGAGCAGCGAACCCAAACGACCTTAATGAATTGGTGGGCAGTTATGACCTATCCAATGGCGTCGGTGTATATGCTAATTTACCAACGGTTGATAATATTACATACAGCCAGAATAGTAATGTATTAATGGAGTACGGTGTTGAGGTGTATTACCTTAAATTAAGCACAGGAACAGACGACACAGCCACACAAATAGACGTAATTTTAGACGCTCTAAAGCCAAAAGTAGACGGCATGATAGACAAACTTAACGCCTCAAATATCATTGCTCTAAGCTCCTTTATAGACGGATACGAACTAGAGGCTATTGAATCTATTAACATTACTAGCGAAGTGCTATCTGGGTGGAAGCTCAGCTTTTCTTTACCTATATTCCGCGATACTTTTGAATGCGCTTAATTTTAATAACGAATATCGCGAGTTTCTTAACGATGTTAAGGACAATTTAATAGCGCAGATTAAAAATAAAGGGCTAAACGCTACAGGCTACGCAGCAAATACGCTTAGAGTGGTCGCAAATCAGAAGCTAGAAGCTGAACTAAGGGGGACAAAATACCTCAAATACCTTCAAACAGGCGTAGGATCACAGCCTAAGTCTATAGGTAAGCGCTTTATAAATGCGTTAATGGAATGGATTAGCGCCAAACCAAACGTACAGCCAAACCCAAAACAGACAATAAAACAGCTAGCCTTTGCTATTGGCAATAGTATTGTAAAAAATGGCACATCTATTAAACGAGGTCGAAAAGGAATAAGCGTAAGCCAAGCAATAAAGGAATCAAAGACTAAATTAATGAAGGATATGGGTCAAAAAATGCGAATAGATTTCACTAATGGTTTAAAAGTAAAGCGGAGATAATGGCACTAACAATAACAAGCGAACCAATTCGAACTATTGACGGGGTAACAAGTAACGCCAACGCGTCACGCTCTCAAATACCTTTTATCTTAACGACTACAGATCAAGCACAGCCTAATTTTAAAATCAATATAATAATAAGGAACGCAGCGAATACGGCCAACTTAGTAGAAACAACTTTTAAATATAGCCCGAAAGATGACGGCACTTTATTTTTAGACGTCGGTCAGATACTCACAGAATACCTTGAAAAGAATGGCCTTGTATCTGTAGAATTTAAACTAAGATATTTTCAAACATGGACAGGATTTACAGCGCCTACCGCTGACTCAGCTAATAGCTATTTTGCAATCTATGCCCAGAAACAAATATATAGTTCTGGAGGGGCTAACCTTTACAATCATGTATTAAGTACTACAGGGCTAAACACGGCATTAACTAAGTGGAGCGAGCCACGAATCTATTCTAATTTTAAAAGGACTATAGGTATTTTGTACCCTACATCTGAGGGCGCTATATTGACAATTACATACCTAAACATTAACAAAGGCGTAATTAGTCAGCTATCAAGCGCGGCAATACCTAACACTACAGGGGTTCAAAACCTAGACCTACAAAATTATACAACAGCTATTCCAACTAATTGCCATTGGATTAGTGCAGCGTTTACAACGCCAAGCGGTAAAAGTTTGGATACGGTATATTACAAGGTCACAAAGGACTGCTCTAATCCTATATTTATAGAGTATCTCAACAGCTTAGGCGCATACGAGCAATATATATTTGATATTAAACAGGAAGTCCAAGTATCTAGCAGCACAGGAATAGCCTCCTCGCGGGCTATAAATGAGGACTATGTATCGGCAAAGGTCACAAATATAAGAGTGGCTAACGATTGGGTACAGCAAATAATATGTCAAACCGATCAACTAAGCAATGCAGACTTATTGGCTATTAGTGAGATAAAGCGCAGCACGTCGGTGCGTGTATTATTAACGCGTGACGGCTCTAAGTTTGTGCAAGTGGTAGCCACTAATAACCTTAGCGACATCTACAGCACGGATAACGCTAATAATGGATATAGCTTACAGCTACAAATGCCTAACAATTTCAATGTATTTGAGGCAATAAATTACCAATTAACACCTTCACAGGCACATTTAAATATCGCATTTACAAGCGCCTATAACTAAAATATCATGGCAAAGAAAACGAGAACCGAATTAAGTACGTCTGCAATAAATACTAATTTACCAGATAACACGCAAGAACTAATCACGCCAACAACTGAACGCGCACAGCTAGCAGATGAAAGAGAAAGCGTAATAAATTATAAGGATGATTTAGGAGGGACAGGCAACGCGGGGAAATTCTTAACCGTGGCAGTAGATGGCGAAAGCCTTACAATGGTAGACGCTCCGACAGGAGACGTCACAGGCACAGGCGTAGCGGGTCAAGTTACTTTCTGGGATGGTACTAATAATATCACATCAGATGCTATGCTAGTTATTGATGACACTAATAAAATATTAAAAATAATTATTCCAAACGCCAACGCTAGCGGCGGAATTAGTATTGATCAACAAGGAACGACAGGCACAGGCTCTTTGCAGTTTTTAGATGATGGGGTATATAAGGCGCAAATAGTTTACGACGTTTCAGATGGTAACTTAACGCTTAATTCAAACGGTGATATAAAAATAACACCTACAGGCGACACGGTTATATCTGGAGGTACGCCATCAGTTGAACACGTCCGCATATCCTCGGGGGGTTTGGCTACATTCTCAAACGGCATTAAGTTTGGAACTGGTGCAACCTTAGACGCATACGAGGAGGGGACTTGGACGCCTACGCTAATCAGTAGTGTTGGAAGTTTAACGTCATACACAAGTAGCGGAACATATACGCGATTAGGTAGATTTATTGAATTATCGATAGAGTTTACAATTACAAATAATGGAACGGGTGCATCTGTTTTATATATATCAAATATACCTTTTGCAATGAGTAATACAACTACGGCAAGCGGAAGCGGAGTAACTCCAATACTTGGAACAACATTAAACGTATGGCATTATACGGGTGCTTATTCGATAGCAATGTATACTTACAACGGTAGTTATGCGGGATCAGCATATAATACAAGATTACAAATAGGATACGAAACAAGTTAAAATTATGAGTTTAGAAAAAGTAATAAAAATAGATCAAATAGAAATAGTCGGAGACTATAAAGCGATTCAAGTAAGAACGGCAACGGTTGTCACAGATGACGGCAAAGAGTTGTCACGTTCCTTTCATAGGCACGTACTTAGTTGTGATGCTGACATAAGCGGAGAAGATGCAGAGGTGCAAGCGGTATGTAATGCGGTGTGGACTGATGAGGTTAAGGCTGCTTATGCTGCACATCTAGAAGAACAAAACGAATTTTTTCCTAGTGCAACACCAGAAGAAGTAGGTGGCGAATAAACTACAGATATTATCTGGTGGTGAATCCTTCGACCTATTTGACGGTGAGGCTGAGCGCTTTTATATTACTTATCAAATACATGATCTAAGTAATTTGCAGACGCGTAATGGCGACTTTTCGCGTAGGGTAAGCCTACCGTTAACGGCAAAGAATAAAGGCATACTAGGCGCTGCTTTGCCTACTATCTCACGCTTTGACTCGGCTAATGTTGGGACAATACCGTGTGATATTATGGTTAATGATATGCCCGCTTTATCTGATGCTTATTTTGTCATTGATACACAAGAGGAAAACTCAGTAACCATTCAAATTTTTGGCGGTATATCAAAATTCTATAGTGATTTGCCAGATAGTTCTATTAATACGCTATCATTTACGGCATTCGATTGGACATCTACCAATTTAATAGCCAATACAAACAATACGGACGGCGTAGTCATAGCCGCCTCACAATGGAGGACTAATCAATCTTACAGAGTGGTAGATAGTCAAGGCTCTAGCGTAGCGGAATACCACGAGGCGGGCTTTTTTGTATATACTCATTCAATATTAACTAAAATATTTGCGGGATTTACAGACTTAACCTTTGACACCTCAGAAATGGACGCGCAGTTTAGTAAATATGCTATAGCTTGTGCCATGCCTAGCATACATGACCAAATTATTGCGGGTGAAACGGTAACGACTAGTATTAACCCACATGACTATTTTCCAGATATCAGTCAAAGAGATTTTGTGAGGGAGATTTTTAAGCTGCAAAATATTATAGCTGTGGAGGCTAATAATGTGGTCACGCTTAAATATTTTAAAGGTCTTGAAACGGCATCATCTGAGAATTTAGTATTAAACTTTGATAAAGATAAGACCATTTACAACACGTTTAAGACATACAGCCAAACGAATGAACTCAAGTATAGCACAGATGATTTTGTAGAACGCACAGATGCGGACAGCTCATTCCCTGTAAATTCTGAGACGTTGCCTTTATCTAATACTATTATACAATCAAAATTTTTTCCTTGTGATATTGGTATTGTAAACACACTTAGAAACGAAGCGGCAATACCATGTTGGGATTATGTTAGTTTTCGGTCTGCTGCTAATTTTAGCCCTACATCTGGCACTAAAAATTTTACCACAAACCATGCCTTTGAGGGAAAGATAGGTGACATCGTAGCGTTTACAGCGCAGACAGGAACGTATTTTCGTATAATAACACTAGCCGCGGATAAATTAAGCGGCACAGTAGACCGTAATTTCAACGCTAATAATAGTACTAACGTACCTTTATATTGGAGGTACACTTTTAACAATCACGAATTAAGAATAGTTAGTCTTGAGGACACCACAAATTTTTTATTTACTATAAATGGTGAACTTTTTAGCAGTCAAACCCCTAGCAAAAAGGCGCAATTTATAGACGCCATGAAGTGGTCAGAATTAAAAGGAGAATACTATCAATTATTAGTAGACACAATGGCTAAGCCTTTTATAATTAAAGCGTGGATTAATATACCTACTATTAGCCTATTAAAACTAAATCCTTTAGCGCCTGTATATGTTGAGGATTATAACGCATATTTTTATATTAACAAATTAGAACAATGGAAGCTAAACACTAGCTGTAGAGTTGAGCTAATACAAATACCTATCTAATGGCAGAAGAAGAAGTATTAACGCTAAAAGTAGAAACCAAAGGAGCAAAGGAGGCAGCCAAAGAGATGACGGCTGTAGAAAAAGCTACAGATAAAGCCAACGACGCAGCGGAGGAGTACGAAGATACTCTGGGCGATCTAGCCAAGGAGACAGAAGTATTTGGCGTATCAATCAATGGCATAAGTTCAGCATTTAAGGGTAGTATTAAAGCCGTTAAAGGTAGCGTATCATCATTGAAAGCATTTAAGACCGCGTTAATAGCTACAGGCGTGGGCGCTTTTGTTGTGGTTCTCGGTACACTAGCCACAGCGTTCGCAAGTACATCTCAAGGCATGGCTTTGGTGGAGGATGTAAGCTCTATATTAGCTAATACTTGGGCTGTAGTAATTAAAAGAGTAGGCCTTTTAGCTAAGGGATTAACAGAGTTTTTTTCTGGTAATTTTAGCCAATCATTTGACACCTTAAAAGAGTCTGTTTCTGGCTTTGGTGCTGAAATAGCAGAAGCAGCAGTACAAGGCGCAGAACTAGCCCAGAGAGAGCGCGATTTAGTCAAAGAAAAGAACGCTTTGCTAGTCTCACAAGCGGAGGAAATAGCACAACTTGAAAAGCTGCGTAATTTCTCGGATGATGTCACGCAAAGCCTAGAAGATCGTATAAAAGCCACAGAAAAAGCCAGAGCAATTATAGCAAAACAGAGCGCTGACAATGTGGCTATAGCTGAGAAAGAACTACAGTTATTTAAGGACTCTAACGACCTCACAAACCTAAGCATAGAACAACAAACACAGCTAGCAGAGTTAGAGGCTGAGGCATCAATTAAGAGAGGCGAAGCCATCGCTACAGATACAGGAGAACTAACCAAATTAAACGGTTTTAAGGATGAACTAGCCGCCAGAGATGAAGAGCGCAGACAGGCAGCGGCTGACGCTGAAGCGCTAAGAATAGAACAAGCCAAAGAATATGCAGACGCAGAACTAGCTTATATTAAGGAGGTCTCAGATGCCAAAGATGCAGCAGACGCAAAGGCTGCAAAAGATGCTAAAGACGCAGCAAATGCAGAGATAGCAGCAGCACAGGAGGCAGCAAATGCCAAGCTAATAGCAGAACAAGAATTAATCGCGGGAGTTGGAGCGCTTAGTAATAAATTTACAGCAAGCGCGGCAATTGCTCAAAATGCAATTGCATTAAGAGATACAATAAGCGCCACATTAGACGCGTTTAAAAATACTCAAGGGGGAATTGTTGTAAAGTTAGCAGCAGCGGCCACAGCAGCAGCGACAGGCGCGGCTTTACTTGCTAAACTTAAAGCCGTTGCAGTACCAAAGGCAGCTGATGGTATGCTTGTAGGCAACAGCCATGAGCAAGGCGGAATCTTAATTGAGGCTGAAGGTGGAGAGGCTATAATTAATAAAAGATCGATGGCCATACCATGGGTAAAACAACAGGCTAGCTACTTAAATGAGCTAGGTGGAGGTGTTCCCTTCTTCGCTCGTGGTGGTATGGTATCAACTCAAGAGCAAGACCCATTCACCAACCTACAGAAGAGCATAGAGACCCAGAGAACAGTACTAGTATTGGATGACTTGGACACGGCCCAGAGTAACAGCGCCGTCACAGTAACGAGCTCAACGCTTTAGTGTTTGGCGAGGTCGGGAGTGAGGA